ACACGCAACATTAAAGCTTAAATGAGAAAATTCAGTCCCAGACGTTCTAACCAAAAATTCATATACGGCATCATCAGCAACTGATACATTAAGTGAAGATGCGTGGAACATATTTGCCTCATGCACCATATATGTACCCGTAGGAACTTGGACTAAAACACCTAAATCATCAACTTCTGCAATCTGGCCTTGAGAGTCATGAATCCGTGTTATTGTTTTTAACTCTCCCCCTGCCGTGACTCTTGCCCCATACTCATTACTATCACCGCTTTTAATGACTACTGTACTCATATCGTTACCTCTTTTATATAATCGTGTTCTTCACACGTCAGTGAACGGGCGATAAGTGTCAGGGTCACCATCGCCACGCCGTAAGGGCACGTTACGGGTTCACTGACTATATCAATCGTTATAGTTTTACTTTGTTAAAGTAAACATCCATACTAGTAAACGTAGGTGTTGCACTTCCTGACAACGCCCTAGAAAACTCAAGCTTTATTCTTAAATCATCATATTTAGATTGCCTGTACTGAGGCACTTCATTCATAGCCGGTAAACTATAATCTACATCTTGAGTTTTAATAAATCTGCTCCAAGCTACACCGCCATCGTTGCTTGCATATATATATATTTGACCACCACCATTAGTGCTTGTCCATTTTGACTTTACTTTAGTGCAACTCCAATAGTGTTGTATGTTTCTTCCAACATTAATAATCTGGGGTGATATAGCAGTACCTAATGTAACCCCTGTAGAAAGAACAAGAACGCCTGAACCATTGTCTTCGACACCATTTAATGTCCAAGTTGTCCAAGCGAATGCTTCTGGAATGCCAATATGATGAGCCATAGCATCTTCTTTATATACATTGCTATCAAAAGCTTTATATGAACATCTAGGGCATACAAAAGAGATACCACCTCTCACCTTAATTAATCGTTCTTTATGTGTAGGGCATTCCATAAAATCTCCAAAACAATAGGGCGCAGACGTAGGTCCTGCCTACAACCTAGCGCCCCATTATTAGTAAACTACTTCTTAGATGCCAGTTATCATTACCACTTGTTTAGCTCTAAAAACGACGCTTACAAACGTCTTGAACATCTGGATTCTTAGAGACCGATACTCATTCTCCGCCCAACGTCTTGTAGTCAGTGGTTCCGCAACATATGTTACACCGGTAGAAGCACCACGTTTGAAGCAAACAGCATAATTATCTTCAACTAAACGTGATTCAGCTCTAGCCGTAGTGGCAACATTCTGAATAGGAATCATATTTGTCGTAACTGCATCGGTTACGTAAATATCTAACCCTAAGAAATTAGGGATTGCAGTTGAGATACCTTGTTTACGGATAATGTTAGCGCCTAAACCAACGCTTCCATTATACTTGTAAATATCGGTAACATCACTGTGAGTTAACAAATCAAGCTCCACTTGAGGAGTAATCAAAAGAGTATCAGGAGAAGTATGCCATTCTTCACGCATATTCTTGACAGCAGTTCTGATGTCCGTAATTGGAGTACCTGTCGTTAAGTCCCACCGACCATTGGCGCCGTTTGTAACAGCGGTAGTCTTTGTGGTGCAACCAACTAAGGTGTCAATGATTGTTTTTTCTTCTCTCAATCTGAGTGTATCAGCCAAAAACTCAACTTCATCACGAACAAGTGCCTGTCCAGCACTTCTGTGAACTGTTGAATCTTTGGACATAAGAAACTTAATGGCTCTTTCAGAAATACGTCCGCCAATCCGATACTCTTTCATAGTGAAAGAACATTCGGTGTAATCAGTATTAAGCAACTCTTCTGGAGCGCCTTCACCAACTTGCGGTGCTATCTGTCCAAAACCAACGTTTCCCCATTCTTTATAATATCCTGACCATTCCGGGAAAGGCCTTTCAGGAAGAAAATCAGTGGCGAACATTTCGCCCTGAGTCTTCTTGATAGCAATACCCGTCAGCTTTTTAGGCTGTAAGTCAGTATTAATTTCATACTTAAACATTGGTAGCTATCCTTCCTTTAGTCATTATAGCAAATATTAACAAACACTTTGCCAAACTCGGCAGCAGAGATTGTCTCTAACGCTATTCCCACAATGGCAGCTTCGGAACCGGAAGTTAACGTCTTGATTTTTCCAGTTGCCGCTGAGGCAACTCTAGTACCAATCGTAATTCCGCTTCCACTGTCTTCTAGTCGTGCAATACCACCAGTATAGACATGTGCATAATCGTTTGCTTCCCAATCAGCCGCAACATAACCCATAACAATCTTTGAGTTTTCTGATGCTTGTGTGATTGTAATAGAATCTGTTACAGTTGTATGAAGTTCGACAAGTCTTCCTTCATTCAACGCACCAGATGCCTTAAAGCTATAACGGTCTCCACCATCTATTACTTGGATATTACCAACATAAGTTTCAGTAACAGCCATAATTTATTCCTCTCTTAATCGCTACTTATTGTAGCAATTTTCCTTTGTCCGATACCTTGCCATCGTAGCACCAATCTAGTGCTTCATCAAACGATACATCGTTTTCTTTGGCAAGAGCTTCAGCCACTTTATTAATATCAGCGGCTTCTAACTTATCTATGTCTAATTTGCCTTTTGTTTTTTCTTCTTCATCCTGCTCGCCAGATTCACTTAAATCAACCTGTGCTTTAGCATTAGACATAACTTTAACAAAAGCCTCGATGTTCTCATCACTGAGAGTTTCAAGAAACGCTTTTGTTGATTCTTCCTGTGCTGGCGTAATCTTGCCAGTGTCTTTAAGTTCTTTAATATGCTCAGAGACTTTTCTTCCTCTGAGTTCCGCACTAAGGGTTTTATTCTTTTCGACTTCAACGTCAAGCTTTGCTTCAGCTTCAGTTTTACCTTGTTCTGCAAGCTCAACCTGCTCAATCGCTTCTTTCAAAAGCTCTCCACCCTCACCTAACTTTGTTAAGTCTAACTTTTTTAATTCATTCAACTTCATTTCTTCCTCACTTTTATGAGATTCTTTCTCAATGCCAAGTTTCTTGGCGATACGTGTTAATCTCGCCTTCGCTTTCACCGTTGCGGTAGAAGAAAAGCCTTTCAATTTATCAACTTTGGTAAGAGCCGACTTTATCAATGAAATAGATATTTTGCCAGCTTCATTTCTGATTGGTAATGCTCTGTCTCCATTTCTGTCTCTAACAGGTTTCTTCGTTAGCAGAAAAGCTGAGTCAGGGAGGGTTTTGCTAAGTTCTTCAACTTCGCAAATATCTTGTAAATCTATATCTTCTTTAATGTCAATATTGTCAATAGTTTCATCATCAATATTAACATGTTCTTCTTGTTCAATCTCACCGTCTTTATCTCTGCGTGAAATAGGGAACCAAAACCAGAAATTACCATCTTCATCAGGTTCAGCAGATTTTGTTGCTTCAAATTGCTCGCCTTCTATCTGTACAAAATAATGACCATTTACTTCCGTAGCAGATATAACATTCTCGCCCACGTTATCCTCACTAATGTCATCGCTATGCACCCTAGCTGATTTAACATACGGAAAAGCACAGAAACTAATCTCCCTAATCTTATCATTGATTAAATCAACTCCTATCGAGAATTTTTTCATCAAGCCTTTCTTCCATCTAGCAATAGCGTTTTCATCAGATAAAAGCATATCTGCGTACATAACTTTTGCTTTTCTGGAAAGACCTTTAACCCAACCAAGCGTCGCTAAACAACTAGGGTTGTGGTCTGCTTGAATAGGAACGTCTTCTTCATCATTAAACTGGCCTATAAAATTTCTGTCAATGTAATCTGTACTGTATTCAGTCTCCCTATAGGTACCTGCTTTAAAAACAGGAACACCTTTAATAAGTAATCCTTCATCTGTTTGTTCTGTTTTTAATTTTGAAATCTCTGTGACTTTAACTGAACTAGCAAAGGTTTCAACAATGTCTTCATTTTCATCGAGACCTTTAATATAATCATCAGCATCAGATTTATTGCCTTTTGCTTTAGAATTTGCTATACGAATAGCTTTACCTTCACAATCAGAGCCGCCTTTTGCCTCACATGTTTTTAAAACAGAATTGGCTACATCTGCCCATGTACTTTCTTGGCTTGGCGTTAAACCTTTGATGTGCTTTTTGGCATCGGACGACTTCCAGGGCATATCTTTCTCCTACTTTATTTTCCTAGGTTTTTAGGTTTTCTAGGCTTTACTCTCATTTCATACCACTACTTCGTGATGTCTGAGGAACTTTAATTTGTTGTGTCGGCTTATTAACTGTTCTTTTATTTTTAGGGTTTACAATTGGTTTCTTTACCCCACTGCCACCTTTGCTTCCATCATCAGTCTTAATGACTTTTGTATCAGCTGGTGGTATAGGTACCGCTTCTTCACCCGTACCGACATCTCTTGTATCTCTTGAAACTGCTGTTTCAGAACGCTTTGGTACTCTCATCATATCTCGCATCCAAACCTCATCAGCGCCAACAACGCCATTTCTAACAAGAAGCGAAAACACTTTAGCTAGTTCTAAAAATTCTGCCTTCGTTAATGGTTCAAATAAAAATTGAGGATATTCTTCTTGTTCTCCAAAACTATAATTAACGAGTGGTTTAATTAAATACTGTTCTACAATACCACCCATGTCTACTTCTAAAGATTTTAACATTAGCTGGAATAAATCAAAACTTACTTTAGCTTTAGCGAAACTTCCGCCTTGTCCTTCTCCCATAAGAGAACCAGGTACAAGAAGACCTTTAAGCATCTGAGAATTATGATAATCAATACATGTTTTATAATCGCCTCCACTAGAACGACCTATACCAGATTCTAACGCATTTACTTCCCATCCATCAACTAACGCAAGCGAAGAACGTGCCTGTGCGTTCACTAACACATCCTTCATTTCAACCAAATCTTTAGAGCTAGGTACTTTTCCTATTAACATGGGCATGCCGAACCGCTCTAAAGCTATGTTCCAGAATTTAGTAATAACATCTTTGATAAACCAGTTCTTGTATACTGCTCTTAATCTGGAAGTACCGTAGAAATTACCAAACTCTTTCTCATTTGTGTATACAATCAGCCTGTCTAGTGGAAGCGAAATAGAGTTATCTCCAAGTTCAGATGAATCCTGTAGGACTTTTTTTAAATTACCATATTTATCAGTTTTAAAAGTGATAAATTCTGGGTCAAGTCCTTTCATCTTTTTGAGTCCAACTTTGCCCTTAAAAGGACCTTCCTCTATAATTTTATACACAACTTCAACAACTGAAAAACCATAAGGTAATGCTAAAAGTAGGTTAGCCAAACCACCATCTAATCTTCCATCCATATGGTCGAAAACCCACCTAAGATATTTTACTATTTCTTCACTTTTTTTCGCCTTCTCAGACTGTACTATTTTCCAGTCTCTTGATAATGTAGCAAATTTTATTAAATTAAAGGCAGAACGCACTTCTGCGTCCTTCATCATTTGTTTATATACAGAAACGCCAAGTTCATCAGGATTATATGTTTCCGAACCTAATCTATCCCAATTAACCAGCTGTAGACCAACTTCAGATGTCTTAACTGAACCAATGTCATACAGCACTTTACGTTTCCTAGCCATTAATTTTAGTCCTATATTAGTATTACGTTTCGTTGTCTAGTTGGAATAGGTTCAAATGTTTCCACGTGCCTATTAATAGCATGTGAGAATATTTCATCACCATACATAAAACCATTAGACGTATCAGGTATCAACATGTCTTTTACTGCCAAAGCGGCACTCCAGACTCTATCGTCTTTCTTGCCTTTAACATGCTTGTACCTTATATTACCAGATGGCGTAACATCTTTCTCTAACGCCAATAGCTGTTGGATAAACTCAATATCATTAACAAGTTCAATCCCACCTTTTTCACAAAGAATCTTAAGATTTGTAATCATAATCTCTTTATTCTTAGATGAAAAAATAACGGGTTCAACCTTTGCACCAAATATCTTACGCATATCTTCTTCAAGTCTTACACCAACGCCTGTAGCATCAATGTTAATTTCATCAACATTAAATGCATCATTTACGTTTGCAATCTTCTTTAACTGGGTCGTTTTATCACCAACAGCAAAATCGTAAGGCATGTTACGTAGTTCTTCTTGATAGCGTATCCTAACTTTATCAGGACATTGTTCTGCGACAGTAATAGCTGTAGACGAAACACGTTTACCAAAGTCAATGCCCATTACAACTTTATTTTTTGTTACAAGCCTTTCAAGGTAACGTGCTTCGTAATTAATTATTTCATTAAGTAGTTCTCTTGTGAAGAATGCCATATCTGAAATACTAGGGTCACAGCAATATTCTTGTCTAAAATCTAAATCTAACATGGATTTCTCCATGAGTCCTACCATTTTTCTATATGCTTTATCTGGGCAGTCCCACCAAGGTATTGCGTGTTTAGAATACCCCATTGACGGGTCGTCCCATATATCCCAAAATCTGTTTGCTCTACCACGTGGCGTAGATAGAATAGTCATTGTACCACCACGGGAGATAGATGGCTGTATTGCTGCCAATATTTCTTCATCATTCATTAGCGACGCAAACTCATCACAATATACTCTATGTGCCCGGTACCCCCGGACGGTCCTAGAGTTATTCGGAAGACTAACTATACGTGAATGATTTACAAATCTGCATTCTGTTAATGATTGAGTTAATAGCTTAGGTTGTACAGGCATTCCATGTATAAATGAATATACATACTGTAAAACTCTTTTTGCCGCTTCTTCACCAGATGAAACAAAGAGCGTAGTTTCGTATGGTTTAATAAGCGAATAGATTAAACCTTCAAGCGCAATAATCCACGAAAGACCTAGTTGCCGTGCTTTCATGATTATTCTAAAAGGTGAATTGTCCAACAAATAGCTTTTTTGATAATCGTATAGCTTTATTGAAGACCCTTCAAATCTGAATAATCTTTCAGCTAACGCCGGAAGATGTTTCCGTGTTATTTTCATTCTCTGCATCCACCTCTTGTGCGATTTTTAGTTTTTCTGCTTCATTAAGTTCTTTAGTCGAATGCAGTGTATTTGGGTCAATCTCGCCATCATCTTCAATTTTTTGTAATACGTCAGCCAAAATAACAGAAATGTCTCTTGTGTCCCCTGAAGAATCTTGAATCCTAATAAGTTTTTCAATAGCTAATTGTAATTGCTGGTCTAGGTATTGCCATTCTTTTACTGATATAGTCGTATCTTTTTTCTTCTTCCTACACTGGCCTATTGTTTCCCACAGTATTTTTTCGATTGGAAGGCGTTTTGTCTTCACCATTCGTTCTGTACCAGCTCCTAATGAGTCAATCTTCTTACCGCTTTCAATAAATTTCTTATGGTGATGCGATAAAGTGACTACGCTTAAGACTAAATCAGGGTGTTCAGCTTTCAACCATTTATTAATTGACTGATTTGACTCATTATTGTTCCATCGCCTTAAAATATCATCTTTAAGTGGATGATTAGAGAATTGTAATATTGCCGCCATATTAAATGTCCCACGGTAACAGTAGTAAGACTACATAAAAGAATACCATAAGCGTAAAAATTGTCAACACATCCAAATAAGTGATGTGAATTTGTACGATAGAGAGATTATTTAAGCCTACCATAGCGCAGTAACTAAACACCGCTATCAAACCAATATATAACACGAATAACCCTAATGAAAATATCTTCTTACCATGTCTAATTAATATATTATGGTGTACCGCCCTGGTTTCTTCATCCATGTATTGTCTCACTCTGTTTTTCATTTTTACCACCGATGTACGTTAGTTGATATCCGTTTTTACGTATGAAATCACAGAAACAAAGAACCGCCCAAATGAATATTTGTTTATCTACGTGTCGCCTTTCAGCCTGTTGTTCAGCAAACTCAGTGAGTTGCTTTAAAACATTCGTCATTAATACCTAGAATCTTCTTGAACCTTATTAATAAATTTGATAAGAGCTTTTACATCTTTGCCAATATCAAGTTTTTTGTAGAAAGAAGATTTATGTTTGTTGTAACGCATCACGCTTTGCTGTCTTTCCATGATAAATCCTTTCTCTCATAATTATGAAAACTGTCACAAATATATGCTATATTAAGCTTTATATTTGTTACGCAGCCTCTTTAAAGCAGTCTCAATATACCTGCTTATTTGTGTATGAGAACACCCTAACGCTTCACCTATTTCTCTGTAACTCATTGAACCTATTACACTTAGTATTAATGCGGCACGTTCTTTTATGTTGACACAATCAAGCATCTTGGGCTTGAGTGGTGTTATAACTTCAGGGTATATAAAATCTTCAGAAGTGTCACGTACTTGCTGATTTATGAGTTCTTCGATTGAGTCATTGTATCTGCCGTTTTCATACATATTCCACCCCAAAAAAAAGACATTGATTGTAGAATCAATGCCTAAGCTCCTCTTTTTAACTAAGTTATATTTAAACCTGTGCGAATGGGTCGTCAAACTTTACAGGGTCAGGGCCAGCCGGGTCTCGTTCTGAATCGTCTCTGACCGGCAACCTTACTTGCACTTGACGTTTTGTGTCCTCCACTTCTTCAATTACAATAAGTACTTTGTTCATATTAGGGTACTGAACTCTATAACTAGCATACATCGTCTTTGCATTATCAGGAGTTATATAATCAGTTGTTAATTCTTCAAGAATCTCTCTGCGACCGCCTTTAATCCTTTCAACAATTCTGACCCTGTACCTCAACACTTTCTTCTTCCTTAAC